AAATCCTACGGGGGGTGAGGGGCTGCTGTCTGCTTTGGCTGGGGCCGGTAACTATAAAGGCCACGCTACTGCTGTGAAATCAGCGCTCGACGCTCGCAAGACAAACGCGGACATCACCAAGACCGAGTCCGAAGTAAAGGATTCGGATTCCAAGCGGGCCTCGCACCAATTCGAGATCGCAGGCCAAATGGCGGGTGCTTGGGCGATGAACCCAGCTGTGACCAAGGCCCAAATTCAGTCCGGCTTGAATGCTGCTCTCAATAGCGGGGTGATCTCCCCCGAAATCGCTCAAGCAAAGCTTGCCGAGGTTACGGCGCTGGGTGATGATCCGGCCAGTCTCAATGGTTGGGCTAAGACCACACTCATGCAGATCACCAAAGCCAAGGACCAGCATGATCTGACAACCGTCGATGCCAATACTCGGGCCAACAATGCCCGTATGGCCGCTGAGGGACAGGCTAACCGCGCCAATCAGATTCAGGTACAAGGCATGATCGGTGCCCGGGAAGTGGCCCGCGACAAGCGTCGTACTGACGGACTTTCGATCAGTCACGGAGTCAAGGGGCTGACCGAGGATCAATACAGCGCATTGAGCGAAGCAATTAACTCGGGTCGCCTCAATCCGGACCGAATCAATGGGCGTACCGCCAGCCTGCTCGCTGATTTGGCTATCAAGAACCCGACCACCGATTTTACTCGTCTTGGGGCCGATGCCGCACTGGGCAAGAACGCTCAGTTCCAGCAGAAAGCACTGGTCGCATTTACCCTGCCTGAAATCATGGAAAGCATGGTCGCATCCGGCAAGAAGATCGGATTCAGTGACGTTCGGACTGTCGGTAAGATGCAGGGCTGGGTTAAAGGCGAGTTGAATGATCCAGATATGACCGAATACATGGTCCAGCGCAATGACGCCCTGATGTCGATTGCGGGCGTGATGCGTGGTTACGGCATGACGGACATGGCCCACAAGGCTGAAACCGAGACTGCAAGCCCGACGATGTCCCCAGCAGCAATGGATGCATGGTTGCGTGGCCAGATGAAATCGCTGGAGCCGCGCCTCAAGAACAATGCTCGGATCATGCACACGGACACACACGGTCGGCCAAATAATTCCACCACCCCTACCAAGCCCGGTGGAAGTGGTGGCGTGGTTGAATTCGGGAGCCTCAAATAATGGACGTTCGCCTGCCTGATGGGACCGTAATCAAAGGTGTGCCGGACGGCATGAGCAAGGCTGATTTGACCGCTAAGCTCGCCAAGAATGGTTACGATGTGTCGAAACTCGGCGGCGCACCGGCCTCCGGGTCAGCCGGAATCCCGCAGAATGCTCAGGTTCAAGGTGACCCCGGTCCGGATGGTCGATACGCTTCCGGGGTGACTCGGCGTACGACTCAAGCGGACCTTGACAATGAGGCTCGACTCCGAGGCGAAGGCGTACGCCCTTCGCTGGATGGTGACGGCCCTATTGCTCGTGTCTTGGGGCCGCTGGAAGCGGTAGCTACCGCAGGAAGTGGAATCGTCAATACTGTCATTGGAAATTTATACGGTATGGGCAAGTCCGTGGCGAACGGTCAATACGGCACGCCCGAAGGTATCGTTGCCGCCAAGAAGACAGCTGACCAGTATATCGCTGACAATACCTACCAGCCACGTTCGGCCACTGGTAAATCAGCACTCATGACGCTGGGTGATGTGGTGGCTCCGTTAGAGGGCCTACAGGGCGTCGGACCGGTCCATGGCATGCAGATGGCCGCACAGGCTGGCTCAGGGGCACGGATGCTGCGGACGATGGCCGTCCCGAGCGCTCTGGCCATGGATGCTCAGGACGCAGCGATGGTAGCGGGGGGAGGCCGTCTAAGGGATCTGGTCCGGACTCCAAAACCAGCGATGCCGGGGGTCGGCGCAGCTGAAACCGCCGAGGCGACGTTGCGCGCTCAACGGTTTGCCAATATGCGTGCCGAAATGAAACCAACCGAAGGTATTTTGAACCGGTCCTTCGATCAGATCCGGTTTGAGCGGGAAGCCGCTAAGCGCCCTGAGGGCAAGGCTCTGAATGATCGATACGCTGACCTGAATACCGGCATGGGCCGTCATATGGATGCCCTTGTGGATGAAACCGGTGCAACAGCATCCAGCGCTCGTGCAGCCGGTAAGACGGTAGTCGAGGCAGCTGCAGCTAAGAAAGCGGCTAAGAAGCTGGAAATCAAGAAGGCATATGATGAGGCCCGTGAAGCTGGTGATATGGCCGAACTCGTTGATGTCAGCAAGATCGCTGAATATATCGAGAAAAATCGGTCGGCGATGCGCAATGCTCCGATTTTGGCTACTGCAGACGACGAATTGGCCCGGCTGGCTGTCGGCGGTAAGATGTCGATCAATGATCTTGAGGAAGTCCGGAAAATGGTCGGCAAGGCGGGCAAACCAAACGCCGCCAATGCCAACGCGGGCTATACCCCGGAGATTATCAAGATCATCGATGATGCCACTATCGGTAAAGGCGGAGCTAAGTACCAACAAGCCCGTCGGGTCTTCGAGAATTATGCGGGCGAATTTAAGAATCGTGAAGTGATGGATAAGTTGCTTCGCACCAAACGTGGCACCAAGGATCGTGCAGTCGCTTATGAGGATGTGTTCGATCACGTTGTAATGGACGGTAGTCTGGATGATATGAAGCACGCCTTTCGGGTTTTGGAGGCCCATCCGGTCGGCACCGCCCCGGAGATCGTAGCTGCTGGTAAACAAGCAGCCCGTGAACTGCGCGGAGCAGCAGCTACTCGTCTCAAAGATCGGATGTTCAGTAATGCAGGGGCTGACACCACAGGTAACGTGGTCGGCTCCGAAGCCAAGATCAAAGGTATCGTAAATGAATTGGACAAGACCGGCAAGCTCGACTACCTGTTTGGTAAGAAGGGCGCAGAAGAAATTCGAGACACGGTCAAGGTCGCAACGGACATCTACACCAATCCAGTTGGTACGGTCAATACTTCCAACACCGCCAGCCGGATGGAACAGGTGTTGGATAAGTTAGCTGGATACGGGGGCGATGTTCCGGTAGTCGGAAGTGCTATCAAGTTTGCCGCGAAGCGTGTGGAATCTCGCAATGTCAAAAAGAAGGTAGATGCGGCCCTGAACCCGAAAACGCTTAGCGATATGACGAGGAATCCATAATGGCAGCTATTCCGTTCGTCGGCGCGTCTTACCGCGCTCGCAGCAGCAACCTCGATGCACAGGTATGTATCAATCTATATCCTGTCCTTGGGGAATCAGGTATCGCCAAAGCAGTCAAGGCTTTGTACGGTACGCCGGGGCGTCGGCCTCTGGTGACTGGTGCCGGTGGTGTTGTACGAGGAATCCACACACCGACCAATGGTAGCGACGCTATCGTGGTTGTCGGCCCGAATGTCTATCGGCTCAGTCAAGCCGGTGTACTCACAATGATCGGGACTATCGATGTCTTGACCACGCTGGTGAGTATCAAGGATAATGGGCTACAGGCCCTGATCGTGACCGGTCCGAATGGATTCGTGGTCGATCTGTTTAACAATACGGTTACCCAAATCGTGAACCCGGCGTTCTATGGGGCCGATAACGTCTTTTTCCTGAATACGTACGGTATCTTGAACAAGCCGGGAACCAACATTTTCTATGTCACCGGTTCCAATGAGATCACCTTTGACGCGCTGGATTTTGCGACCGCTGAAAGCAACTTCGAGCCGATCATCGCACACACGGTCAATCACGGCGATATTATCTTCTTCAAGCAGACAACCACCGAAATCTGGCGTACGTCGAACAACCCGGACTTTCCTTTTGCTCGGGACACAAACGCACAGATCGAACACGGTTGCGCCGCCAAACGCTCGGTAGCTTCGCTCGATAACACCGTATTTTGGCTGGGTAAGAATGCCGAGGGCGGCGGGATCATCTGGCGCTTGAATGGATATACTCCGATGCGAGTGTCGACCGACGCCATCGAGTTCGCTATCGCAAGCTATCCGACCATCGAAGACGCTGTGGCGTGGTCCTACCAGCAGGAAGGCCATACTCATTACGTGATCTCCTTTCCGAGTGGTAACGCTACTTGGACCTATGATGCGGCGACCCTGCTCTGGCACCAGCGCGCTTATCTGGACCCTGCCACCGGTACTTTAGGCCGGGACCGTACCAACTGCCATACCTATTTCGGCGGCAAGCATATTGTCGGTGATCACGACAGCGGGAACCTCCGCGTCCTTGATCTGGATTATTATTGGGACGGCACTGACCCTATGCCCGCAATCCGGGCCGCTGCTTATGTCCACAAACAGGGGTACGGCTTTATCGCCCATAACCGGCTCCAAATCGATATCGAATCCGGGGTCGGCCTCAACAATGGCCAAGGTTCGAACCCTCTTGCCGGACTGGACTGGTCTGATGATAACGGCAAGACTTGGGGCAACCGCCACTTTGTGAGTATGGGCTTACAGGGCAAATTCAAGACCCGATTGGTCTGGACTCGCCTTGGTCGTGCCCGTGCCCGTGTCTATCGCTTAACCATCAGTGACCCGGTTAAGCGAGTGATTCTGGGCGCAGCGCTCAACCCGGGGGCATAGTATGTCTTTAAGCCAATTTCCCGTCCGCGCAGCTTTTGGTACATCCATGGTCAATGGGGCGACCACCCCAGTCTATATGACCCCCGAGTTTGCCCGTATGCTGGCTGACATCATTGAACGGATCGGGGGCGACATTGGAGTCGATACCGCAAGTCTGGAAGTGTTGGCCAGTTTTTCCACCCAGTCGACTGTAGATATTTCGAATCTGGAAGCTGTTGCTAGTTCTTCTCAGTCGATCGCTTTGTTGGCCGAAGCACAAGACTTGTTGCAGCAAAGCTGGATCGCATTGGAGGCGTCCCGGGCCGAGTCGATGGAACTCACCAAGCGTATCGAGAATCTGGAAATGCAGTTGCAACCGATCGCGGTTTCGGCGGTCGACTGGACTCGCCCCGGCAAGATCGGTGACACCACCAAGAATACGGGGAAATTCACCACTCTTACAGCTGATACTACCGTTCTTGGGGACGCTTCTGCAACCCCTTATCCGCTCACCGTCAGATGCGCCAGTGGTGCTACTGGCGTCAAAATTCTGGGCAGGGCCTCTGATGGTTTCGGCTACATGGAGTGGTATGATTCAACGGGAGCCACCGCTTACGGGTCAATTTTCGGATTCCCCGGCAAGCTGACTATCACGGGACCTTCGGGGACTAACTCGATCATTGTAACCAATACGGGGGTGACGATCCTCAACGGGTTCGGATGCAATGGTAAAGCCCTCCAGACATCTTATGCTCTCGGGGCCGCTGCAGTCGATCTCGCAACTGTTTTAGTATTAGCAAATAATGTACGTACGGCTCTCATCAACAATGGTATCGGCTCCTAAGGAACTATCATGGCATCTATTTCACAAAAAAACATCGTACCCGGTATTGTCCTTACAGCCGCTGCTGTTGTGTACCACACCGCCCCCGTACTGACCCGGGAACGGATCACAAACGCCACAATCACCAATGATACGGCGGGCGTGGTTGCGGCTACTGTTCACATTGTTCCCATGGGCGGAGGAGCAGCCACAGCCAACAAGAAAATCTCAGCCCGAAATATCGCCCCCGGAGAAACGTACTGCTGCCCGGAACTCGTTAACCGGGTTCTGGAACCGGGGGATACGATCCAAGCTCTGGGCCTCGGGCTGGCTCTGGACGTCAGCGCCTTCACTCAATCATAATAAGAAAGTAAATCATGGTCAGCCCAATTCTGATGCCCGTTCCGAAGCAGCAATTCTTCAACAATGCAGGACTTCCGTTGGTCGGCGGCAAGGTCTATACTTACGCTGCTGGTACGCTGGTCAATAAAGCCACATTCACTGACGCCGCAGGAACGATCCCTCAGGCGAATCCGATTATCCTGAATGCCCGGGGTGAACCGGACAACATGATCTATTGGTCCGGGGTCTACGATATCGTGATCACGGACTTCCTTGGTAACCTGATTTATACGGTTGCCGGATACAGTACCGATCCAGCTGGGTTGCAGGGTATTTTACCTTTGCTGCAATCTGCGGCAGGTGCGAGCAAAATCGGCTTCACAGTCGGCGGCGCAGGGTCCGTACTAATGGATTTGGATGAAGTCCTCAAAGGGCTGTTCATCACTCCCGAGGACTTCGGCGCTACCGGCGCGAGCGCGTTCCCCGGCGATACGGTTGCTGTCCAAGCCGCCCTCGATGATGGACGCCCTGTACGGTTCATCCGTGATTATTATGTGGACACTATCGTCATTGGAGGCATTGGCCGGACTGTTGATTTCAATGGATACGGTCTGATTGGGTGCGCCGGGTACGGTCCCGATTACCTGCTGGCTATCACCGGTCGCGAGTTGGTACTGAACAAGGTCAAGGTAAACGCGAATTTCTTGGCTTATGGGAGCGCGATTCGGTGGCATAGTCTTAGTGCCGGTGCTCCTGCTCAGTATAATAAAGTGTACGGCATGCACATCGCATATGCGACCAATGGTCTGACCTTCGGCCAACAAATCGGCACGCCGTCAGTTGATGCGGCCCAATCCGAGAACGTTATCTATTCTCTGACCTTCCGGGGGGTACGTAACTGCTTCACCGGCAATCAAAGCAATGGATTCCTGACGCTGGTGAATCCGGTCCTTGATTGTAATCCATATGAATGGTCGACCCAGCCCGGATATGACGTTACTGCGTATCAAACTGCTGCCCGGTGTTTCAACAATGCTCTGTGTGTACTGGTCATTGTTGGCGGCGAGATCCTCAAAACATCGACGCAGTTAGGATACGGATTCGAGGGCAAGGGTTTCATCACTCTTGGTGCTCAATATGAAATCGGGTGTGCTTGGGGGTTCTTGACCGGTGGTGCGACGATCAAAGACGGTGGCGGTTATATGGCCAGCGACAGCAAGTCTGTTTTCGTGATCTCGGCTGCGGCTCCGACTGGGTCACAATTGCTGCTGGATAACTTCACCGTTAAAAGGGGGGCTGGTGTCGGTAGTTATTCGGGCGCGGTGATGATTGACTCTTCCGCCAATCAAGCTTTCACGCCGACTCTCACCAATTGCTCTATCGACGAATGGAAGGCCAATTACTTGGTGTCTGGCTGCAAGTACAAGCTGGATAATGTGTACCTCAGCCTGCTCAACGATTACCTGTCCACTACAGGGCGCAACATTCTTCGGGCCGACCCTTACGGCGGCGATGTGCCTGCTGGTGGTGGTGCTTGCGAGGCGTGGACTATCAGTAACATCTATGGCGGCGGCGCTCCAACCGTCAAATCGGTAGCCACTACCGCCTTGCGGGGTTGTACTTCGGCTATTGAATTTACCCCAAGTGGTGGCGCTACCGACTTCTTCTCCCGGTTCGCCCGGGTCCCCGCTGGCCGGCATCTGCTGGTTAATGCGCGGACATTACGGACTTCGGGAGGCGGCACCGCTCGCATGAACGTGTCTTTCTATGGTGCGGACCGGGTGTTGATCGGGGCCACGTCCTCGACTGTGTTATCTCCTTCGACCACCGTACCGGGGCTGTTCAACTCGCTGTTCATAATTCCGGCTGGCGCGTGCTGGGTCCGCATCGAACCGAATCAAGACCTGTCGACCGTCATGTGGATTTCGGACCTGTCGGCAGTTGTATTGGGCCGGGACTTTTCGGATAACGGCCAGATCTATGCTAACGCGGCCCCCACGACCGGCGTCTGGATGCGCGGTGAGACGGTCCGGATGATTGACCCAGTTGCAGCCGGTTATTCAGGCTATGTTTGCGTGCTGGGCGGTTCTCCCGGCACATGGAAGGGATTCGGTTTGATCCAAGCGTAACCCTTGAAAGGAAAATCATGACTCGTGCAACCCCACCTGCGCCACCCCGCGCCCGTCGTCCCATTTCACAGGACCGAAGAATGTCAATTACTCTCACCGACGAAGAAATCGACCTGATCGCAGAAAAAGCGGCAGAGAAAGCTGTTGCTAAAATGACGTCAATGGTCTACCGTGAGGTAGGCCGGACCATCGTCCAACGCTTTTTCTGGATCGTTGGTCTTTCCGCCATCGGCGTTTACATTTACCTCCAACAGAAAGGCTTCATCAAATGAACAACGATAAACTGGCTGCCCAATTGACTGTCGACGAGGGTCGTAAACCCCGAATCTATGTCGACACGGTTGGTAAGATCACGGGGGGCGTGGGTCGCAACCTGACTGACCGGGCCTTTTCCGAAGACGAGATCGATTTGATGCTGAAAAACGACATCGCTATGGTCGCCAAGCAGTTGGATCAGAAGATGCCTTGGTGGCGTCAAATGAACGACGCTCGCCAGAACGTGCTCGCCAATATGTGCTTCAATATGGGCATCAACGCGCTTGTGGGCTTTGTCAATACGCTGGCTGCGATGAAGGCTGGCCAATACGACGTGGCCGCTAAAGGTATGTTGGCTTCGAAGTGGGCCTCGCAAGTCGGTGACCGCGCCATCCGACTCGCCAAAGTAATGCGGACCGGGGAGTTCTGACCATGGGCCGCTTAGACTGGATGCTAATGATCTTGGGGGCGGGGGCGGTATTCGTCATCGTATCATTCTGGCGTGCGCATAAGCGGCCCAACTTCGACTTCAACGCTTTCGACCTGATCATGGAAAACGACAAGGTCAGCCGTCTGGCTTTGTGGTTCAATATCGCGGGAGCGGTTAGCACGTGGGTTATCGTTGATATGCAGATGAAGGGCACTTTGTCAGAGGGCATGTTTGGACTCTGGCTCGGTGCTTGGGTCGGCCCGATTATCGCTAAGCTCGTGTTCAATAAAGTCGATATGCCGGTCCCGGGCACGATCACCACAACCAAGATGGAAACAACGGAGACAACCACGCCATGAATATCATCCCTTTGCCTTATAAAATCGGGGCTGCTGTCGTCCTAGTCGGGCTGCTGGTGGCAGGACATGTCGCCCGGGTCAGCGCGGCCCACGAGCGGGGGTACGCCGCCGCCGTGACCGACCGGGCCGCACGTGATGCCGTGGCTGTGGTGTCGAGAGTCACGGAGAACGTGAAAGTAGGAGAGCAGCAGTACAAGATCAACCTAGACATCACCAAGGAAAAGCATGAAACACTTGCCCCTGTTATCCGTACTATTTATGTTGACCGCGTGCGCGTCGGCACCGGAATCTGTGGACCTGCCTCCACCACCCAAGCCCAAGATGCCAGCAGCAGCGACGCAGGAGATCCCGCCACCCGGTTGGTTTCACCAGAGGCTGAGAAGCGTATTAGAGAATTAGAAGTTGAAGTAGAGACCCATTTCGCTACCGGACGCGCATGTCAAGAGTTCGGTAAGCGAAATGGGTTCTATCCTTAGTCCTGCTCAACCGGCTTGGGGAACTTAACCGTTTTCCGAGCCGCGTCAATCGCCGACCACAAGTGCGGTACGGCATCACTTACCAGATCATGAGCGTACGAACTACCCTGCCATTTATTGGACGGACGGACTTTTTTGAATCCGATCCCCCGCAAGATCTTATTGAGACGGATAACATCCATTTGGGTCTGGCGTGCCGTATCAATCTGTAGTAGCGTTCCCAAGATCAAATGGGTGGCCCCCAATCGAACGCTGAATTGACCGGTATCCTGCCCATTTTCAAAGCGCGGCACCGCGAATAGAATCTCATTAGCGTAGCTGTCCGGATCAGTCAGAGCTTCCCGGATCTTCATAAACCACGGCTCGGTGTTCTCAATCGACATTTGGCGATCGCCCTGCTCCTCGGCAACCAATTCCTTGGGTACGGTGTACCAGTCCTCACCGCCTTCGTACGCCTCGACCGCCTCAGCCCATAGCTGATCCCGGTCCTCTTTCAGGCGCGGTGTAGCTACGCCCCGGCACTCGCCCGTGTGCACTGGCCAGAAGCGACGTGCTCCCGTCAAATCAGCGATATACGCCTGTCCGACCTCGTTTGTAGTACCGGCAAAAATGCAAGTACGGGGATACGCCTTGGCATCACGTTCATAACTCAGACGGGCCTCGTCGACGCAGGTGGTCAGAACGGCTTTCAGGGCCTCCATATCGCCTTTGCGGACGGTAGCCAACTCGGACATTTCCACGATCATCTTACCAGCGATCACCGCAACCAAGTCCTTATGGGCCGTACCCTGCCCGGTCATACCGCCTGAATACTCACAGTAGAACTGACCGCCCAGTGCTCGGAGTGCTTGAGATTTGCCGATCCCCTGCGCGCCTTCGAAAATCAACATGTGGTCGGCCTGACAACCAGGGTCCATTGCACGAGCCACGGCGCTGATCAGCCATTTGCGGCCCACTGCCCGGGTATATTCCGTATCCTTGGTGCCCATGTATTCGGGGAGCCACGTATCCAGACGTTTGGTTCCGTCCCAGCGCAGCGCTTTCAAGCTGGTCCGCAATGGATTGATACGGTATTCCTCCGCCACATATTGGATGACTTGAACGATATGCTGCTGCTTCACCCATGAATCGCCTGCCGAGTGGAACTTAACGAGCAGATTGATCTCGTCGCTGGTGCTTACCTTCGAGCAATTGATGTCGCCCACAGCACCAACCCGGATACGGTGGTCATAATCCGCAATCCAGAACATCGGGCACGAGCCTTCGGCCTGCATGAGGCGGGTTCGGTTGATCAGGCCAACAACGTTACCTTTTTCATTATTGTCGCCGATAGTGGCCGCTTGGAACCGCTTGCGTTCCTGTTTTACAAGATCTTCGAGCAGGAGGACCCGGAGACGGCTGCACTCCTTCTTAAGCGTCTTGAGAATCCCGGGCAATTGTTTGCCAGTTGCGCAAGCTGTTTGTACCAACTCCGCATCCATATCCGCCTGCTCACTGTCACACCAGTCTTTGAGTCTTGTATAGACAGTTTCTGGGTCCTTATATGTTGGATCGATCTTCTCACGGAACTCCTTCCAACGGTGAGAGGAGCACGAATCATGGAGACAGCGGTAAACAGGTCGATTATTAACCAGTCCGACCATTGGGGATTGATGGGTTTCATTGAATGGGCACTTTGAGATAATCCACTTCTGTCCCTCATTCCCGAACATCGGGCGAGGTCCGCTTGTTACTGTCTGGCCGCGCTTGCCGAGCCACTCTGCCATGTCACCGATGAATTCACCGGTCATGTCCCGATATTCTTCGGCTTTGGCATCCCGGATCGGGCGGGCGACATTCTCGATCTGTTCCCGGGTAACGTTGACCAGTTCGGTTGGTACGTCCGTCAACATAGCTACCCGGTGCGGGCGCTCTTCGGTCGACGATCCTTTGGCGCTGACGGTGCCGTACACTTTCCAGACCCGGGAGGCGTTGAAGACAGTGACGTCCACTTTGACCCGGTCATCTGAGAAGATTGACGACAACATCTTAAGCGCACACTCGAAGTCAATACGGCTTGCGTCATCGTTCGGTTCGTCGCACTTGTACATCACATGGACACCGTTACCGGAATCGGCCCGCACTGGGACTGGCCAGCCGATAGACGTAAGCCACTCGATAACCGTATCAGCCTTGTCCCGGGCTTCTTCCAGTTCCCCGGCTGAGGCTGAAATACCTGCTGGCCGGATTGGGTCGAAGTCCATCAGGAACCAATTACGGCGGATAATATCCCCGTCCGAAGAGGTCAGGAAGGTGCCGTATTCGAACTTGTTTTCACAACGCGCCAAAAGGTCCGGGTTCACCGGGTTGGCGGTCACATAGATTGATTGATGCTTGCCATTCTCTTTCGCAATCAGGGCGGCGGCAATTGCCGTGTCATTGAAGTAACCGCTGATCGTCCCCGCCTTTGTCTTTGGGATGCGGACTTCGAACACGTCACCGGGGCGATGCAGCAGGTCAAGGGTTGCCTTGATCAGGATCGCCGGTTTGGTTTTGTATTTCTCGAA